TTACTGTTGTTCAGTTGGCTTCGCTGTGTCCCGGTGCTCAGGTATCGAATACGGGCTCAGATATTGGTTGGTTATCTCAACAAGTCTGGCATAGATAGCTTGAATCTCCGGAGGTGCATCCGGGCGAAGCCCCCATCCTTTCGAAGCGGCGTAGGGCATGACCATATCAAACATTCGCTCCTCTTCTTCGGTGAACTTAATAATCATGCAAACCTCCTTTCCCGCTTTATGCGTCTTTGCGCCGCTGCTGATTCCAGCGCATTCTTCGTCTCAAATTCTGCTTCTACTTCGTCAAAGCGATGTATTAAGGACATCCTGCGTGCATAGTCGCTAATCTTCGCGGCTTGTTCGGCATCAGTAACACCCAAACGCTCCATCCTCTTTCGACACTTTTCTGCAAGCCAAGCAATATAAGCGCTCTTGTTTTCATGTGTTATTGTCCAGCCTTCTCGAACAGCGTCATATGCCTGGCGTCGGTGCCACATTTCATGAATAATCACGCCCAACCGCTCTTTTGGCGAAACATTGTCCCGGTCCCAGATGTACTTCACGGTATTATCCGCGGCGTCATACGCGCCTGCTGCGTCATGTAATTCGTCTACTGCCACTATAATCAGCGTCGGCATCTCTGTCAAGGGAACGCCAAACATTTGCATAGCTTTTCTCGTGTCTTGATAAAAAATATGGAGCTCCTTGGGCTTAATACTCACGCGCTCTGACACAAAGACTGGGGAGGCATAGGTCACGATTCTATCTGTCACAACCCGCTTTTTCCAATTCGGATCCTTCACACTCCTCTGCGTATACACATCCCCTTCTTCCCGATCCAGCCTCCTGTATTTCTGTACCCCCGCCTCAAAGCTTTCCTGCCAAGACTCACGCGTCGTCTTCTCCATCCGGTAAGTCAAAAAACACCGGCAATTAATGTCTTCTCCCGCAACTCCCATTTTGCCGGGCGCAGGGCCGCTCGCGCCGGAGGGAAGCTTAAAATCCTCATCGAGCGGGATCTCTACGCCGTCCATGGCGGCATGATTGTAAAAGCCCGGCTTGCCGCTCTTCCAGCCTTTCTTCGTCTTGTATCTACGGTTTGGCCGGACGCGCTCATCCTTCATGGTATTCCAGCGTTTCAGCATCTGGTAACCGGCGGGAGCGGCTTTCTCCTGCAGCATTGCCGCTGCGTCGCTGTTACCGGCCTCTCTGACTCTGTGCGCCTCAGTCCTCGCGATGCGGACCGCTTTGCCGTAATACCCGCCTGCACCGTCTGCGCCCGCAAGGGTCTCTGCGATGCGCCGTGTCATCGTGTCGTAGCGGTCGCCCTGACTTAAGCCCACGCCGACCGACTGCTTTATGCCGTAGATGATCTCTCCGCGCTTCTTCTCCAGCCGATCAGCTAGTGTGAGGCCATTCACGGGGTTGTGCACCGCTTCCGCGATTACCTCCGGAGCGACCGCGCGGATTGTCTGGAGGCTCTCCTGCAAAGCATCATCAGTCGCAGCGCGCTGTACCGCTGACACCATGCCGTCGTAGCATTTTGCATAGCTCTCTTTCGCAAGCTGCTCTATGATACGGCACTCCTCGAGGGACGCGATGCCGGTACTCCGCATAATCTCTTCTAAGAGCCTTGCGTCCATGCCGTCACGATGCAGCACAGCATAGTCAATCGCCCCCGTTTCCGGATCCGCGTACCTCGCGTACGATTCAGCGACACGCTCGCCGATTTCCTTCATGAGCTGCCGATAAAGCTTTTTGAGATCCTTCACGGCGCTCTGCTCTCTGTGCTCTTCGATTCTCCGGACGGTGCTTAAATACCGGTTCAGCGCGTCGCCTATGCCGCTCATTCAGCTTCACCGCCCTCGGGTGGTACATTCACGCCCTTTTTGCCTACCGCTCCTTCCTTGGCCGTCTCGTCGCTCTCAGGGGCTTTCCCGAAAAGGTTCAGCGCGTCCTGCTGCCGCTCCTCTTTCAGCGCAAGCAAGTAGTCGATATCGTCGACCGCGGAGAGCTGATTGTAGGCAATCTCATCCGGCACGCCCGCATTGATGAGCGCCTGCACGGCCTGCGCCTCCGAGAGCACATCGACCGGGAAATTCCGCTTGTACTCGACATACGCCTGCAGGTAGTCGAACGGAACGCTCTTTTTCATAAAGGCCGAGCCGAGCAGCCGGAACATATAAACGTCCGCGCTGTTCATTTTCGCCTCAAAAGCGCCGCACTTTGCCTCAAAGGCCGTGAGCTTAAATTTAAGGCTGATGCCCGATGCTGCATTGAAGGTTTCGTCGTTTAAGTTCGGCGTTTTGGAGAAGCGATAGATATTTCGCTCGAGGCGATCGAGGTGATGTTCGTTAAAGCTGTCGTTGATGTCCTTCGTGAGGTAGTAAACCCGGTGCGTGCTGTCCGCATATCCGGGGCTTATCTGCAGCACACCGGCGCGATCCACCTCCGCAAGCTGCGCCTGGGAAAGCTCGCCGATGCCGTCAAGGACCTGCAACGCGTGAGTATTGCCCTCAGCGTCGTTTGCGTTGTCCGATACGGTCTTGTCGTACTCATCGATAAGCGCCATGACACGCTCTGCACTGCTTAGCATCTCGCCATTCAGCGGGATTGCCTGGAGCGGGCAGAAATCGAAGAGATGCTCTTCCTCTCCGGAACGGATGAAATTACCGAGGGCGCCCTCAAAGTGGTGCACGCTGTGCCCGTCATAGGCGTCCGCGTGCCACACCTCTGCGCCGGAGATGCCTGTGGTTGCGTAGTACCGGACGGCGTAGTCAGGCTCTTGAATTTTGTCCCGTGCCAGCACGATAGTCTCATACGGCGGCACGACCATCACGCGCTCATCACCGTGCCGGTCAATGTAAAAAAGCCTTCCGGCATAGCCGCACACGGAAGCGAACTTTGTAACTTCAAGGTTTACATCGTACATATTATTCCGCGTGACAAATTCGGAGAGCGCCTTTTTCGCCGCTTCCACCGCAGCCTCTCCGCCGGTCGCGCTCTCCGCGCTCTCATCCTCTGCATAGCTGTAGGATGCAGCCTTTCCGGCAAAATAGCCGACCATCACATCATTGATTTCGCCGAAAAAGTCGTTGTTGACTTTGTTATTCAGCTGCGGGACCGCATTGCCGCTGCCGTCCTCCAGCCCATCCGAGAAGCGCGGGATACGCGAAAAGATGGGCACCTTGTCCTCGTAGCATTTATACCGCTCGTATAAATCCCGCGTGCGACAGCGATTCAGCTGATGCGCATTGATGATGCGGTTTACGATGTCATCCGTAAAGCCATTTTCGTCGATATAGTCGATGTACTCGCTGTAATCGGGATAATCGTCGGTTCTCCTCATAATCTTGCCTTTCCGGGCTCCGCCCTTGCGCCGCCGTATAGCACTCCGATGCCGTACCGCATGGAGTCCATGCCGTGTGAAAATTCGTGGTCGGGCTTGTCTGTCGGCTGCCCGTCGCGGCCTTTTGCCCAGCAGTAATTCTCAATTTCTTTCTTGAATTCGATGCAACGCGGATGCACGACAATCTGAAAATTCTGAATGAATTGGATGCCGTGATTCACGCTGTCACGGCCTTTAAGCGACGGCTCGGCCTTGAGACCGAGCTGCCTAAGCTCCGCTATGGATTTCGGCTCCGCGCTGTCGCAGACGATACGCTGTCCGCCGTAGCCCTTTTCGATAATTGCCTTTGCGATTTCTTGATTCGTCGCTCCGGAGCGGTACCACTCATCGAAAACATAAATTTTCTTCTCTGCGTCATCGACCAGCTCGCACACAAAAGCGTTCGGGTCCGTAAAACCAAAGTCCAGATTGAACGCTGATTTCATGCCGGGCTTTGCCCGCAGCGCGTCAATGTCGAAATCCTCATACACGACACTCGTGTAAATCAGGCCTTCCGCAATTCCCCAATCGCCGTCACCCTCGATGCGGTAGCGGCGCGGATTCTGTTCCTTCATCTTCCGGAAAATCGCGCGATCGGCTTCATCCAGCCATTCGTTGCATTTCCAGGTTGTGGTTTTCGTGAAAACCTCATCGTCCGGCGTGTCGAAGAATCGCTTTTTAAGCCAGCTGGTCGCACTCCATGGGTTAAAGGTCAGCGTAATCTGCTTAAAATAGCCCTCCGGTACCTCGCCGCGGATTGACATGTCCAATTTGTTGAAATCATCTTCGTTCGCGAGCTCAAAACTTTCCTCTACCCAAACCCAACAGAGAACTCCGTAGTCGACCGAAATCGACGTGATTTTCAGGCCGTCATCCAGTCCGCGAAAAAGGATTTTCTGCCCCGTGGAGCGGCGCGTAATCTGCATTGGTGATACCGTGCAGTCGAAATACGCATCTACACCGAGGCGGTGAATCGCCCACTTGAGGTCAGAGAAGACCGAATCGCGCAGCGTATTTGAGTACCGGCGCACGCAAAGTGCGTTGCTTTCCGGATATTGGAAAAGCCGGAAAATCAGATTAAGCGCCGCTGTCTTGCTTTTCTTGGATCCACGGGATCCTTTGCACACACGGTAACGCTTTTTTGTCTTCCAAAAATCCGCGTAGCCTGTGCCCACAAGCTCCTGTAAAGATAATCGCGTCAGGGGCACCGCCTCCTTTCATGCACTAAAAAAGAGCGGTCATACTGCTATGTCCGCTCCGGTGTCCGGATTCTCTGTGTCTTTTGTCGCGTCCCAGCGGCCTTCACCGTCTACGTAGTAGTAATACGGCGCGCCGCCAACTGAGGGCTGCGACCCGCGCACATATGCGTCTTTCGCCATGAGACCGGTTTTCGTGAGGTAGTACTGCGCGCCCTGGTACTCAAGCCACTGCCCGGAGAGCATACCGCCGTCTCCGGCGAGGTAGTACCAGCCCGCGGCATCCTGAAACCAGGTGTCGCGGATGAGATTTCCGGCATTGTCGAAGACATACCAGCGCCCGCCGATATATTTCCACCGGCCTGCGACATGCGCGCCGTTTTCGTCGATATACTGCCACGCGCTGCCCCGCTGCTGCCATCCGGTGTGTGCGTTTTCCCGGTGCTTCGCGCAAGCCGTGTATGCGCACCAGCTCACATACTCCGCGCACCAATAAACGCCATTCATACCGTACCACGCTCCGTATTTCGTGAAATTTGCATCGCCCGGATTGCCGGTCTTGCTCTCCAACTGCGAAGCGCTTGCCTTTTCGACGTATCCCACCTCTCCGAGAGCCACCGCAATCAGCTCCTCAGCTGTGCAGGTGTCTGCGCCGTAGCGCGGGCGACCGAAACCGTCGATGAGGTGCCCATTTCCGACCTCAGAGGGCGAGAATACATAGGTTTTCAGTGCCACGCACCCACCGTCACGCGAAAAGTACTTGCCCGCGGCGGTGTTTCCCTCTGCGACTGTCATTCGGATCCTGTCGAAGGGGAGCTTTTCGACCTTGACGGCGGCACCCACATGCGCGACGCGCTGCTTTTTCGCGCTGTAGTAGTAAACCCAATCGCCGGGGAGCGGGTCCTTGTAGTACCGCCCCGCACGGACGAAATTGGCCTTGCCCTCAGGCGTGTAGGCCGTATAGCCTCCGCACAAGAGCTTTTGTCCTGCCTGATATGAATTCATGCTGCTGCCTCCTACTCTTTCAGGTCATCCATAATGACCACCGCGTCCATGGTGACGCCAACATTCTCTTTGAAAATTCCGTACCGCTTGCCGAGAAGCTCGGCGGCTTTCAGCCGGTCTTTCGCGGCTACATCAATCGCCGTAATATCCTGCATGCCGTCGCCGATCAGCTGCAGCGTCTGCTCTCTCTGCTCACCGCGCATGATAGAGGTGAGATACTCTAAAACCTCTTGCGCGTCCGCAACCTTTGCGGAATGCAGCTCATCCAATAGCGCTTTCAAGTGCGCCTGCACCCGAGGGTTTTTCATGAGGGTGGTACTTACCACCGTAGCGCTCCGCTTCGAATACCCTGCGCGGATAGCCGCCTGCGCAGCATTGCCGTCAATCAGGTACTCCTCGCAGAATCTACGCTGTCGTTCTGTCAATTTTGCCATCGCAAGCTCCTTTCTCTGAAATAAAAAAAATCCCCGGCGGGCAGGAGGTCGCCTGTCCATCCCGAGACCAGGCTAGGAGAATCCCGCCGGGAAATAAAAAAGGCGACGGAGTTCCGTCACCTTCTTCACCCTACACTATAACACAGTTGACATATAACATTCACTATGTTTTTACTAACATTTACTATATACATTTTTACTGCATAATTGCATATTGCTCAAGTGCCTTAAGCCCCTTTCTGTGTAGTACAAAAGCGTGCTGCGGCGCGATATTCATCTCTGCCGCTATCCGCTCGAAGCTCTGATACTCGACATACCGCCTGTATAATACATCCATTTGTAGCGGATTATCAAGCTTCTGGATCAGCCGAATGGTGTTGTGCTTCTCATCGACGAAGGCGTCGATCTCCGCATTGATTTCCTGCTCAAGGGCGATTATCCGGAGAACCGGTGTCACAAAGGCCGCCTCTCCGGAGCCGCTCGACTGTACCCGCTCTCTCGAGGTATCGAAACCCGCGACACAGGTGGAGAGGGCTTTAAGCGACTCCAATTCCCTAAGCTTTTGATTGATCACGGTGTCCAATAGCTGGAGTCGCTGCAAGTAAGCTTTTACATCCATCTCTTTCCCTCCTCTCGAAGCAAATCCAAATTGTCCCCGCAAAGCTCTTTATTTGCCTTCGCCTGCTTCACGCACCGGAGCGTCTCTTTGTAGCTCGCTGAAAGCTCTTTTGCGGAGACCTTCACTCTTTTAAGCTCTTCTGGACTAAGCGTAGCTCCGGACGGGCGCTTGCCGGTCTCTGCCATCCGCTTCGCCTCGTTTGCTTCGGTCTGATAATCGATGCAGCGCTTGCTCGCAATCCTCCAGAGCTCCGTGTACTCTGCTTCACGGCGCGTAAGATGCTCACTCAGCTGCTCGAAAAGCCTCGGACGGCTATGAAACTCTGCCTTGTCGATGATCCTCAGGAAACGCTTAAAGCGCGCCACCTTACACGGCAGAAATTCGTCCAGGTCAAAAATCATACTGCATTCATCATCCTCGATTTTGAGCCTCAGCTCCTCCATGCTCTCTCCTTTCTTTCAGCGCCCTCATGAGGGACGCTTGCGTAACGTCTTTGCTCTGTAAAGCCCTCATCACCTGCTCATCGACTGTGCCGGTGGCAATGAGATGGTGTATGATTACCGGCTTTTCCTGCCCCTGCCTGTGTAATCTCGCATTTGCCTGCTGATAGAGCTCAAGGCTCCATGTGAGCCCGTACCAGACGATTGTGTGCCCGCCCTCTTGAAGATTAAGGCCGTAGCCGACACTCGCCGGATGTGCAAGCAGCACCTTTATCTTTCCGGCATTCCAATCGGCAATGTCCTTCTCAGTCTCCAGCGTCCGCGCTTCCGGAATTTTTCCCTGGATAGCGGAGAGGTCGTGCTTGTAGCTATAAAAGACCAACACGGGGCTGTCGGTCGTGTCGACGATCTCCGATAGCGCCTCAAGTTTTGCCTCGTGGATTTTCACCGGTACGCTGTCCACACTGTAGACGCTGCCATTTGCAATCTGTAAAAGCTTTCCCATGACCGCCGCCGCATTGAGTGCTGCAATGTCCTCATCGTCTATCCGGAGAAGCTGCTCTTCCTCCATGCGCTTATATGCTGCCATCTCGGAGGCAGAAAGCTTCACGGGGATTACATTGTCGATTCGCTTCGGCAGCTGCAGATAGTCAGCAGCGCTCATGCTGATGCAGATATCGCTGATTTTCTTCTCGATAGTCTCCTGCGCTCCGCGTACCGGCTCCCATTTGTACGTGGTATAGCCGTTTCGGGCCCCCGGCCGGAAGTAGGTCTCGCGATACGCGCCGATCGTCCCGCCAAGACGCTCGCCCCTGTCGAGAAGGTAAATCTCCGCCCAGAGGTCCATAAGGCCGTTCGGCGACGGCGTGCCGGTAAGGCCTACCACGCGCTTTGTGTGCGGAAGCACTTTCCGGAGAGCCCGGAAACGCTGCGCCTGCGGATTCTTGAAGCTCGACAACTCATCGACCACTATCATGTCAAAGGGCCATTTTTTACGCCGCTGGTAAGTCTCGACAAGCCATTTCACATTATCCCGGCCGATCACATAGATATCGGCGTCCGCACTCAGCGCGCTTAGGCGCTGCTGCTCGGTGCCAAGGACTTTGGAGATCCGGAGATCCTTTAGGTGGTCCCATTTTTCGTGCTCCCTTGTCCATGTGTCCTCTGCGACGCGCTTCGGCGCGATAATCAGGACGCGCGACACATCGAAACAGTCGTACATGAGCTCTTGAATGGCGGTCATCGTGATAGCGGTTTTGCCGAGACCCATGTCTAAAAACAGCCCTATGCTAGGCTTTTCGACAGTCAGCGCGATTGCGCGCTTCTGGTAGTCGTGAGGTATGAACTTCACTTGGCATCACCTCCTTCCCTTCAGCTCTCGTATAAATTCTTCGGCCTCGGCGCGTCCGGTAATCGTCCGGACGTCTATGCCGAGAGCTCGAAGGCTTTTCTGCTGCCATACCTGTATGGGCGAAAGCCGGCCTTTTGGCGCTTTCAGCTCCACCAGATAGACCCTGCCGCCCGGAAGAAAAATGATTCGGTCGGGCACGCCATCGTTTCCGGGGCTCGTAAATTTGAGCGCCCTGCCTCCCATATTTTTAATCTGCTCTCGCAGCCATTTTTCAATTTCTCTCTCGCGCATATCCCTCCCAACAACAACTCGGGTTACAAGTCCAACAATTTTCTATATACGCGCATATATACGCCTATGCGGGCGCTTTTTCGCGTATTTTAGGTAAATATAAGTTGTGTATAGGAAAAAGTTGTAACCTTGTAACTTTTTCCCCGCAAAGCCTTTATTTATGCGGGCTCGCGGGCGGTTACAACTCGGTTACAAGTGCGGTTACAAGTTGGAGTTGTAACTTTTTCAACTTGCAACCCTATTGCATTTTTGGTTACAACTTTAACTTGTAACCAGTTGTAACCAGCACTTGTAACGCTAAGCTGCACCCCTTTCTCAGTCGTCCGCGCGCTTCGCATACGGGCGCTGCGCGCCATAGCCAGGAACCTTTTCAACCTCTCCGGTCCTTTCCCATTCCGGCAGCCGCGCCATAATGGCAGCGATCTCATACCCGTCTTGTTTCTTCCAGGCATTTTTAGGCCGCCCAAAGCACTCCACGAAGATCTCTTTCGCGCAGACACGCGTCCGCTGCATCGTGCCCTTCTGCTGCTCCGGAGACAGCACGTCCCGCTGCCTAAAGTAGTCGCAGCGTTTATCAATGTCCCAGCTGTACCAGTCCTCGGGTAAAAGCGTCTCAAGGTAATCAATAACTTCTCCCTCGCGGTCGTCGTACTCAAGCGCTGCTTGCTGCGCCTTCGCGGCTTCCTTTTCCATTTCAGCATCGAGGAAGCTATCTTCTCCGTCCGTCGCATACTGCACAGCCTCAGCCCATATCTGCGACCGCACTTCCTCTGTCATATCCCAGATAGAGAGCTTTCCGCCGCCGTTTACCGTGACCGGCCAAAAGCGCCTGTTTCCGGTCGTATCGCGCAGGAAGCCCGTCGTTGAGTTCGTTGTGCCGCATATGATCGCGGTGCGCGGGTGTCTCTCGACTACGCGCCCATAAGCTGCGCGGTACTCATCCACCTGCCTGCTGATAAAGCCCTTCATGATGTCAACATCGGCCTTTCTCGTGCCCTGCATCTCTCCGATTTCCATGATCCAGACGCCCTGCAGCTTTTCAGCCGCGGTCTTGTCTCTCGTGTCTGCCAGGCTTAAAGAGTCGCTGAACCATTTGCCGCCAAGCTTCCGGAGTAGGGTGCTCTTTCCGATTCCGGGCTTTCCGTCGAGGACAAGCACCGTGTCGAATTTACAGCCGGGCTCCCACACGCGATGGACCGCTCCGATCAGCGTCTTCCGTGTGACTGCGCGCGTGTATGGCGTGTCTTCGGCGCCGAGGTAATCGACTAAAATCGTGTCGACCCTCGGTGTGCCGTCCCATTCGGGCAAGCTCTTGAGATAGTCTCTAAGCGGATTAAAGCGCCGGCCGTCGACTGCGCGCGTAAGCGCTTTCACGAACTTGTTTTCCGGAAATTGCACGCGGTAGGTGTCAGCAAGGTAGATATAAAGCTGCGCCTCATCCGCATCGCGCCAGAATTTATTCGGGTGCTTCCACGGAAGTTTTCCCTGAATTTCGATTGCGCCTGTCAGCTCATTAAAGCGGATCCCCTTAAGCTCGGGCGCGTTCTCGAGAATGAGAGAAGCATTTGTGATTACCGGCCGGATGTCGCCGTTTTCCGTCCGGAGAAGCTTTTTTGTCCAATCCTCATCCGGCACTGATGCAGTCTCGTCTCCGAAGTCGAGCACGGCGCTCTCTTTATGGTCCTGGTCAAGCGTAGACACCGTATCGGGATCCGCTGCGGCGAATTCTGCCATCGCTTTATAGCTTTTCAGGTCCTTGCCGCTCTTCCCCTCATATCCTTCGTCGAGGTCGCCGAATTTATGAATGCGCACCAGGTCGAAGGCATTGCAGAGCTGCCCGCTCGCGGGGTCAGTCGAGTGATTCGAGTAGGCGAAAATGTCGCCGTCGTAGACCACAAGGCCGGAGGCCGTCGTGCCTGCAGCATAGGTGTAGCGGTCGGGGCGCGCGGTCTCCGTATAGACCTCGGGTAAGAATTTTGCGATTGCCTCCGGAATCGTGTATGTCCGGCAGAACGCGCCGACAATGCCTTTTTTGGCTGTCGGGTCGCCCTGCTTGTCCGCCTGCTTTTTCCGGAGACCGGTCATCCGTGAGGACTCCGGCCAGTAGCTCGTGTCCATCCAGTCCGGATACTCGGCTAAGACCTCATCGGCATTAAGAAACGGCGCGTCGTAGGAACGGAATTCCGGCTTTACATCCGCGCTATTGCTCGGCCAGTACATGAGCCGCGCGGGCTGGAAGGTCGAATCGTCGAAGTAGTCGATGCCGATTTTCTCTGCGATTTTACGCGCGATAGCCTCGTACTCATCCGGCGACACCGCACGGGACAGGGGCATGATGAGCCTAAGCCGCGGCTTGTCCGGCGTGTGCTTATGCGTCGAGTAGACCGCCATCGCGCAGTCAAGGTCCAGATTGTCCATAAGGCTTTCCCAGAGGTCAGCCGGAGGGAAATCGAGGTCGAGCGTGAGGATCTGACGGGCTACTACGGCTCCGGTCTTTCTCCGTCCGTCCTTTAAGTGCCCGCCGACAAAGCCGCCGATGTCCTTAATTCTGTCCTGCTCGCTCTTCGGAAGCTTCATATACTCGGCGTGGGTCTCAGGCGTAGTCACGGACGTAGAGAGCCGCTTTAAGAGCTCCGACCAGAGCATTTCTTTATTCTTCCATGCCGTCTCAAAGCGGCTCTTGCCTATGGAAATCAGGATTTTGCCGTCATTTTCCATCAAATCCCCCCCCCCATCAATCTTTCTTATAGAAATCTGTCTCGTAGGTGTCGCCCTTAAGCGGCAGCCCCGGAGCCCAGTCAATGTCTTGCCCCATGATGCCATTAATCACCGCGGCGGCATCGGTGTCTTCGCACGGCACATCGACAATCATTTCGTCGTGCACATGCATCACGATTTTGTACCCAAGCGCGCTGACGCGTGTCATAGCGACCGCCAGACAGTCCCGCGCAGTAGCCTGAACAATATTCTCTACCAGCTTTCCGCCGTAGGTCTCTGTCTCTCCCCAGGCTTTTGTCTCCTGGTTTACGCCCATGTAGGTGATGTGCTCTCTGCCGTCGCGCGGATCCATTTTTAGCCGCGTACTCCAGTAGCAGAGCTTCCGGCCGCCCGGAAGCTTTATAAAAAGGTTTCCGTTGATGTAGCTAAAAGCAATTCCGTGCGCGAGCCGCACGGTCCGGTGCTCTGTGATAGCGGTCTTTGCAGCTGTCTCGCAGAGGTACCAAAGCTTCTTGATTTTCGGATTTGCCGCCCTCCACGCATCTACGATGCTCTGGAGCTCCTCTTCCGGAATAGAGCCGCTCCGGTCCATGCGCTTCATCGCGCCGACTCCGCCCTGATAGCCACAAGCCAGCGTAGCCACTTTGCCCTTCGCTCTTAAGTGCCCGTTTATGCCGTGCTTTTCGACCGGCACGTGATACATCATTGCTGCAGTCTCGCAGTAGATATCCTTTCCTGCGCGGAAAGTGTCGAGAACCCACTCCTCTCCGGCAATCCATGCGACTACTCGCGCCTCGATGGCGGAGAAATCGGAGACCACAAAGCGACTGCCCTCAGACGGCACAAAGGCCGTCCGGACAAGCTCGGAAAAAACAAAAGCGGTTTCTCCGAAGAGCGTTTGCATCGTGTCGAAATCGCCCGCCGCCGCAAGCTCTCTCGCAAGGGCGAGATCCGGCAAGCTGTTTCGCGCGAGATTATGCGTCTGCACAAGTCGCCCCGCCCAGCGGCCTGAGCGGTTCGCGCCGTAGAACTGGAGGATCCCGCGGAGGCGGTCGTCTGCACACACTGCTGCAAGCATCGTGCTGTATTTCGCGACGCTGGTCTTGCCGAGCGCTGTCCGGATTTCAAGCACGCGCCGCACATTGCCGGGAAGGCTGCGATTCTTAAGCGCCTCTTCTATCGTGTCCTTGGTGACGCTGGTCATACCGGCATTCTGCTCTGCGAGCCAGCGCTTTAGCTGCGCCAAGCTGTTCGGGTTTTCAAGTCCCGTGATTGCCTGCGCTTCCGCCTGCAGCTCGCGACTCCGCCTTGCGTCATAGTCGACAATCTTCTCAATCATTGCGACATCCAGCCGCACGCCATTGTCGTTCATCCGCTGATCGAGCGCCCAGAGCGCCTGCTCATTCTCCGGCGTTTTGTACGCGGCGAGCCGTTTCCGGATTTCCGTCTCTGAGACCACGTCCTGCCGGTTATACTCGATATAAAGCTTCCATTTCTCCGGATCATGCTCCGGGAGGTTTCTTCTTCTGCCACCGTTCGCCCGTGTGGGCTTACAGGGCTTTGAGAAATACTGGATGAGCGCTTTACCCTGCGGGTCTTTTAGTTTGTCTTCCGGCAGGCCGAGAGCCACTCCGGAGCTTGCAAGACTGCCGGGCAAGCCAAGCGTCAGCGCTTTAATCATCGTGCACTGCCATTGCTCGGGCGGCATAGGCTCCTTAAGCCACCGTGCAAGGCAGGTGCGCTCGAAATTTGCGTTGTAGGCGGTCTTTAGAATATCGGGATCCGTGAGAGCCTCGCAGAACTCGCGGAGCTCTTCGTCTGTATCTCTGTCAATCGACATCGTGTCGATTACATGCACTTCGTCTTCATCGTCGTAGCTATAGCCGATCAGTAGTACATCAAAGTCCGGCGCCTCCACGTATCTGTAGACGCCGGACTCGATGAGATCCACAGAGCTATACGTCTCGATGTCGACGCCCATCACTCTGCGCATATGCAGCTCCTCTCTTTAGAAATCGTCGTCCTCATCGACCTCGAAATCATCGCCGAAATCGGTCTCAGCCGAAGCGCGTGCACCGCCAAGCGCTTCGTCGTCTTTGATTTTCTGGATATTATTGAGGCCGACGCCGACGCCGCGGTTGCCATTCGTGTTGAAAGCGTAGAAATTGATGGACGCGCGACCCCAGCAGCCGGAGTAAACCTCTTCGGGGTCGAGGATTTCGTTCAAATCCTTGTCGACAATGCCGGGCTTCTTCGTGCTGTTCGCATTGAGGAAATACATGCGTTCATACTCCGGAGCCTCCGCCGCTCTCTCCTCATCACCGTCGCGGAGCGGAAGCTTAAGGCTTGCGGGCTTCTTGCCGCCCCACTTGGAAGCAATTCCTTCCTGCACAGCCTCATCAATCGCTGCCTTCAATTTCTTCACCAGCTCCTTGTCCTTCTTCGGGATGAGCAGGCAGATGCTGTACTTCGCATCCTGTCCTGCCTGGAAAGAGCGGCTGTTGAAAATGTTTACATAACTGAAACGAACTAAACCTGTTACGACCTTTGTACTCATAATCAATTCTCCTTTTCAAAATCGGCAGCTGCCGAATTAATAGCTTCTCTCTTGTCACTCTCCGGCACTAAGACCGGTTTCCCCGCGGGCTTTACGATGAGCTCTCCGAGCGTCTCGGTGAGCTTCTTCTTGCCCACAAGCTTCTCCATTGCTGTGATGCCGTAGAGCTTCCGCTCGTAAAGCATCGCTTCGTCAAACCCTGCTGCCTTAAGCGCATCGGCGACCTTTAAGGTGTCCGCGTACTGTCTGACCGACCGGCCCTCGACAAGCTTCCAGCCGTCGAAGTGCCGGCCCTTAAGCGCCTGGTCAAGTGTCCACGCCTGCACTGCATCGACCCACGATTTGAGCTCTCCAGCGCGTCCTAAGATTTCGCCGATTTCCTCGTCGGTGAGCAGAGCAGGGTTTTTGAAATCGTCCTTTGCGACGGAGAGGTTGTACTCTGCAAGCGCTCGGCAGCGTACACTTACCGGGCACCAGCGGCACCAATCCCCGCAGGACAAACGCTCCGAGCCCTCAAAGGCCTCCTTGGCTCTCGGTGCTACCTCTGTCTCTCCCCAGCGTAAGAGGTCCTCAAGCGGAAGCTCTTCGGTGCTGATATGACTGAGGCGCGGCTGAATGATGGTATAGCGCGCAGTGTCGAAATCGTAGATATCCCCAAAGAGCGCTGCCGCGCCGAGCGCGTAGAGCCTAAGCTGCGGATTGCCCGGTGCGTCCACTTTCACGCCTTTCCCGTATTTGAGGTCGATAACTTCGATTGTGCTGCCGCCGATGATGACAGCATCGCTTGTGCCGAAGGATTCCGGAGCCCAGGCATTCAGGTCAAGCTGCTGCTCTACCATGAGCTCCGCGTCTTCGTCCGATGCTGCAAGCCGCTCCATGACCGTATCTGCGTAGAAATCTGTCGCTTCGTCCATCTCGCCGCACCAGTATTCGCTTTTCCGGAGATCCTTCATCTGTCTTTCATGCTGCGTCGGTGTAATCTCTCCGGAAAGCATCCGGAGCTTTGACTCTGCGACCGCATGCGCCAGAGTGCCCTCTGCAGCGTAGGGGCTCTCGGGCGGCTCCGGAATCCCTGCGCTCAGTGCGATTGAGGCAGGGCAGTTAAGCCACCGCTTGGCGCTGCTCGGCGAGAGCCGCGCGTGATTACTCGGCATTGAGAGCCTCCTGCGCCTTTTCCATGAGCGCCGGTAAGTCCTCAAGCTTCACCTCGGTGAGCTTGGAGACGCCAAAGCCCTTGATGAGCTCTTTCGCTTCATTTCCCCCGGTCTTTTTGTTGAGCTGTGCAAGCGTCTTGCGAACCTCAACCCGGAAATCCTCGGTGACTGCCGGTGCAGCTGCTTTCTTCGGTGTCTCTGCCTCCGTAGGCGCCTCTTTCCAAGGCATTTCTTCCTTCGGTGCAGACTTCTTTGCCTTCGGCGCTTCCCGCTCTTCTACGGGCTTCTGCGCGCTCTGAGGGGCCGCTGCCGCGGTGCCCTTGAAAGCCTCGAATTCGTCGAGGGAATCAAATGTGACTGTGATTTTCATTGCTGCATTCCTCCTTATTCATCGGTATTTCAATTCCGGTCAGCTCAGTAAACTTCACCGCGCTGACAAAATAACTCCATTGCTTAAGCTTCACTGCGTAGCCCCACGGGAAAACGCCGTCCTGCAAACCCTGCGTAACGAATGCTTTCGATTTGCCCATGAGCCGCGCGATCAGGTCAACCGGTACATTCACGGAATCGTTCGGCCTTATCTCTGCGATCGGTGCAAACTGCTCGAAATAGTCGTCTTGCACGCCGAGGGCGCGGGCAATCTCGCGCTTACGCGCCCTCGCGGGCTCATTTTTACCGGAGAGGTACTGACTGATAGAGGATTTTCCGACTCCGGTAAGCGCCGACAGCTCGGACTGCGTAAGGCCTTGGTCGCGCATCAGCCCTTTCAGCTTCTCTCCGAATGCCATGTCTTACTCCTTGCCCAGTCCGCCGAGCTCGGCTGCGCATGCTGCGTAGCCTGCGATATCCATGAGACTGTCGAGCGCTTTCCCCGGATTTGCGATAACCCGTGCGATTTTGAATTGGGCCATCATGAGCGCCACATCCATGCCGGAGAGATCCACCTCACAGCCACGAGCGCGATACAGGTAGTCGCTCCAGAAAATCGCGATGGACTCAAAAATCTCCTTCGGAGAGCCGTGCTGCTCTTCCCGCTCTTCGACGATGCTTCTCACCTTATCCAAAAACTCTGTCTTTTCCATTTGTCCTCCTTACTCCGGCACATTCCGGAGATACTCCCCGCAGGCGTCCCTCACCGACTTCAGTGAGAGACTGACAAGCCTTGCGGCTACCTGCTCTTCTTCGTCATCCGCGCCCGTGAACCGCTCCCCGACGCACACAATCATTTCGCGGTGCTCTGCGACCGTTTCGAGCAGCTTGTCGAGCTCCTTGAGGTGCTCATCCCACACATGCTTCATGTCGCAGCCTTGTCCGGATTTCTGACCGGCAGCACGATTGCCTTGGCGCTGCCCTGCGTAATCAGGACCGGCGCGCGGTCGGTTGTAAAGGTCAGCTTCACCGGCAGCTTCTGGTCAAAGGCTTTTAGTGAGCTTGCGAGAAGGCTCGGAGAAAAACAGGTCTCAAGTTTCTCGCTTGCCTTATTCCCGGACTTGAGCTCCCAAACGCTGTCAAGATTCGGATAATCGCCCTTCTCGACCGACAGCGTGATGCTGTCGTTTAAGCTCCGGTAGGTCGTGGCATCCGCCCCCGCAGTCACCTCAACGTAAGCGGAGCGCTTGTCAAAAAGACCCGCGGGCGGACTTAAGAGAAACTCCCCCTGCTCTACAGAAGCCGAGAGCAGCGGCAGCGCGAGCTCAAAGGCTCTGACCCAATCCGTGCCGCGTACATAGAGTATCCGGCCGTCAATCCTGCCGTGCGCCATCGCGCACACCGGTCTGTGCAGGTTTTTCTGGTCGATGAACGCCCGCGCAAAGCGCACAAATGTGTTCGCGTCCGGTGTTCCCAGCTGAAAAGCAATGTCTTTCATGCCGGTCACCTCACAGGCTCATGCCAATCAGCAGCGCGATCGCACTGAGCTCGGCAAGTGCTGCGCAGAGCACAATCAGTGTCCGGAGCTCGGCCTTCGCCTGCGCCTTTCTGGTCGCTTCGAGGCGTGTTCGAAGATTTTCAATGGTCGCCTCATTCTCTTCCCTCTCTGCCTCGAGGAAGTTCACCTCTTGCTGCAGCTTCTGTTCTCTGTCTGCCTTCATCACGCGGATAAAGCTCTCACCCGCTTTCGTCACCTGTCCCATCGCTGTATCTGTCATTTCTTTTTCCTCCTTGTGCGAGCTCATGGCTCGCAAGCTTATCTCCCTGCTCTACCGTGTAGTAGCGCCTCAGTCTGCTTGTGCGCGGTCGCTAACAAGAGGCGCGCCCCCGCTACATAAAGTGCGTCGCCTGCGTCGCTCATGTCGGGATCCACTTTGCCCAGCCGGTCGTATGCGTCCTTGATCAGCGCCGAGGCTTCAAGCAGTAAAGTCGTGTTGCTCATGCCCTCACCTCCCGAAAAGCCTGACGGGCGGAGCACAGCTCGTCCTCCGCACTCTCCAGATAATTGGTCACGTCGTCATAGTCGGCGTCCTCTAAAAGCTCTCTCCGGACGGCCTTGATGCACAGCTCGATGATTTCGAGCCGCTCCGGAATCGGTCTTTTACTCATCTCTTCCCTCCGAAAACAGCTCCGGAATGTGAAGCCCCGTTGCCGCGGTCTCGGTGTGCTCCCGCGCCGACTCCAGCTGCTTCTCCACATCCTTGTAGTCAAGACTTCCGGCAATCTCAGCCAACGCCTCCAGCGCGTCAATGCACTTCTGCGCTTCAAATCCCATCATGATGCGGGTCACTTCTCTTGCGTTCATTTCTCTCCCTCCTCTTTCGTGCCGTACTTTTCCACAAAGTACGCGTCAAAAGCCCAACACTCTTCTCGCGCTTTGTGGTTGCCGGTGGAAATGGCAAGCAGGTAGACCAGCTCAGTGCCGTTATCCTCTGCGTCTGCGCGCTCGAGTGCATCGAGGTCGTCGACGGCCTTTTCGTGGAGATCTTCGAGCCTGCGAAGCAACTTCTCGAGTCGGCTGACGTCGGCCCGCACCTCTGTCAGAAACTCTTTCCTCATTTCTCTTCCTCCTTCTCTTCTGACAGGCTCATGCCAACCTTCTTCTCGAAATAGTTGCTGAATTCTTTGCAGGCCTTTACTGCCTGAGAGATCTGCATTGCGGCGAGAATCGCGGCCGAGGTTTCGGACTTTCCGGCCTCCAAATCGCGCAAGCCGGTGTTTGCCCAAGCCTGACACATCCGGAGCCCGCTCACCAGCGAGTCCAACCGCTCGACGTCCTCGCGTACTCTTTCCAGCGCTTCTCTGTCCATCCTTACGCCGCCTCCGTTCTCTCAATCATCGGCAGCACGCCTCTCCGCTTCAGCAAATCGTAGAGGAAAAGCCGGCCTTTTTGCGTCCAGTACATATGAGTCCGTGCGCCCTGTGTGCCGTCCGGGCGATTGTAGTTCTGCGTTTTGGTCTGCGTGTAGCCGTAGCTCTGGTATTTCGAGTAAAGGAACCACACACCGCTCTGATTGAATTGCACGCCGATGTCGTGCAGCATTTTGTTGAGAGCCTTTGCGCTAAGACCATAGTCTTTTGCGATCTCCGTGACCGAGAGCAGGCTCGGGCACTGAAGAATCAGGTCATAGTAGCTTGCCTTCGGCTTAAGCTCCGCAATCTGCTGGTCTTTGACTTTGTTATCGACCTCGAGCGCTTTTCTTGCCTCGCGCTCTGCCTTGAGCGCCAGCAGCGCCCGAATGCCGAGATCCGGATCCGCGATAATGTCGTCAATCGCGTAAAGCCCATGCCTCCGGATAGTCGGAAGTACCTCGCTCGTAACCCAGCGCTTAAAGGCCTTTGCGGCCGGAAGCTTGCTGGAAAGCACAAGGCTGTACAGCCCCGACTCGTTGATTAACCACCCGCCGCGCTGCCCTAAACTCGATAGCGTTTTGCTATTGAGTTTGTCCTCATCGTCTACATGGTCAGAAAGCGCCTCGCTCGGATTTTGGTATCCGAGGATATCTGTGACGTCCTTTCCGACGAACCACGGCGCGCCGTCAATCTCCAGCGCCCGCACTGCGCCAAACTCTGTGCTCTCAAAGATTTTCAATTCCTGCATATCTTTCTCTCCTTTTCTCCTAATGCGCTCCTCTGTATCGGTGCAAGCTTAATGCGAGCAATCGCTGTCTTGGCCTGTCGTAGCAACCAAGATTTTTACTCTCAGCTCTGCCGTTCCCGCGGCGGAGCTTTTCAGTTCATACTCTTCTACCGCCGGAATCTCTGTCCCGTCCAAGATCAGCGCCCCGTCATGTAGCTCCAATAACGGAAGGCCTTTGTCTTTTCCTATCATGTGTTCCTACCTATCAGTCCTCTTCTTCAACGTCATCGCCGAGATGCAGATCTTCGGCGGTGATCCTTTCTTTTCTTCTGGAGAAGCAAAAGCAGTAGTCAAGTATGTTGAACTGCAGCCATGCCTCCACATAGAGTGCACCTTCGTCCACATCCCAGTACTTCGTGATGTAGTGATGTAGCAATCCTTTCCTCCTTTTCTCCTGATGCTCCCTCCCCTATACTGTCCTTACAGGGCATTGCCGTGCCCGAGTCTGTAGAGAGGAGATGCTAACAATGGGTAAAAATCAATGGGTTTCGCCCCGTGGCAAGAAGTGGGCCGTTCGCGGCGAGGGTAATTCGCGCGCTACAAAGCTCTGCGACACGCGGGCGGAAGCCGCAGCCTGCGCCAGGAAAATCGCTGAAAACCAGGAAAGCGAATGCATTATCCAAAAGCGCAATGGGCAAATAGCTTCAAAAGACAGCTACGGTAACGACCCTTGCCCGCCTAGGGACAAGGAGCACTAGTTGCTGTAAACCGGTCTGAGCCGCACCCTGTAGCCATCCGCCATATCAATGTCTTCTTCTGTAATAGTGGCGATGACTACGGGGTCTTTTTCATCTGTCTCGACGATGATGCGCGTCCAGCCCCGGATCTCAGGCGGATTTTCTTTTCTCTTTTTCGTGTTCTTACCTCCTTTCTTTTCTCTGAACAAATTTAATTTGTTATTTCGTCCAAAAAAATAATGTTGTCAAGCGGCATGTCATAGAGCTCCCCGAGCTTTCTCGCCTGTGTGACGCTGGGCTCGGATGCGCCCTTCTCCCAGGCCACAATGGTCGCCTGCGTCACGTGTAGGTGCTCTGCGACCTGTCTTTGCGTTAATCCCGCATTCACCCTAGCTGCCGCAGGCGTGAGTTTGATGTGCTGCATTGTCCTCCTTTCTGGGGGCGGTCACTCGCGCCCCGCGATCACAAGCACAGCATAAAACAAACTTAGTTTGTTGTCAACACCGAAATTAAATATTTTTTGATTTTTGCTTGTCGCAATTAAACTTTTGCTTTAATATAGTCATATGTAAAGAGGTTGCGACAAGGAGGCAGAAAATGACAGAAGATCGCCAGCGTCAGATTTTCTCGAACAATTTGCGCCGTTTGATTGATGCAAGCGGCAAAACGCAAAAGGACGTTGCGGACGCTATCGGAGTTTCACAGCAGATTATGAATGTCTGGGCGCGCGGAAAAGCTATTCCGCGGATGGGAAAAATCCAAAGGCTTGCGGACTATTTCGGCATTGAGAAATCTCAGCTGATAGACGAACAGCCGGAAGAGCCCTCCATTCCCTCCTACTCCAATATTTTCCCTCTGCAGCGAAAGCGTGTCCCGCTCCTCGGTGAAATCGCGTGCGGAGAGCCAATCTTCTGCAATGAGGGGCGCGAAAGCTATGTGGAGGCGGGCACTGACGTCCGTGCGGACTTTTGCCTGAAAGCGAGGGGCGACAGCATGATCGGCGCGAGGATCCTCGACGGCGATGTGGTTTTCATTCAGAGAGACGTCGAGCTTGTCAGCGGGCAAATCTATGCCGTAGCAATCGATGACGAGGCCACGCTTAAGCGCGTCTACTACGACGAAGCGACGCAGGAGCTGCGGCTGCTCGCAGAGAACCCCAAGTACCCGACCATGGTATACACCGGCGAGAAGCTTGATCATGTGCATATCTTGGGGAAAGCGATCGCTTTCCAGAGTGATGTGAGATGAAAAACCCAAATGGCTACGGGACCGTGACCAGGCTTTCCGGAAATCGCCGGAAGCCATGGGTCGCGAAAGAAGGGAAGTCCGGCCGGCAAAAACCGATCGGCTATGCTACCACCAGAGAAGAGGCGCTCATGCTGCTCGCTACATATAATGCAGCTCCCTGGGACATCGACCGGAGCAAGATCACGCTGCAAGAGCTTTTCAATCTATGGCGTGAAAAGAAAGCACCAAAAATGGGCCGCAATAGTCAGCGGGCGATGGCAAGCGCATTTAAACACTGCGCAAGGCTTTATGCCGCACCGTACTGTCAGATTAAGGCCTATGACATGCAGGACTGCATTGACGGCTGCGGTCGTGGATACGCCACGCAAGGCGCGATTAAGACTCTCTGGAAGCACCTTGACGCTCTCGCGCTTGAGCTGGATATCGTAGGCAAGCAATACTCGACGCTGCTGGAGTCCGAGTCCGTGCCGGACACATCTCGGACGATTTTCACCGATGATGAAGTGGCACGGCTTTGGGCACATAGAGATGAGCCGTGGGTTGACTTGGTGCTCTTTCTCCTCTATACCGGATTCCGCATATCAGAGGCGCTCGGCATGAGGGTTGAGTATGTGGATTTTGAGCAGAAGACCATGACCGGCGGAGTAAAAACTGCCTCCGGTAAAAACCGCGTTGTCCCGATACACTCGAAAATACTGAGCATTGTAGAAGCACGCGCTGCGGCATCGAAGAGCGGATATCTTTTTGAGTATAACGGCCACAAAATGCACGTGTCGGTGTACTACTCGGTGTGGGGGCGCATCATGCAGGACACCGGCATGCAGCACGTCCCTCATGAGTGCCGACACACATTCCGGTCCCGGCTCGACTCCGCCGGAGCAAACCGGGTCTGCATTGACCGCCTCATGGGGCACAAATCCGGAAATACCGGAGAGCGCGTATACACGCACAAAACCCTTGAAGAGCTTCGCGCGAATATTGAACTCATAACAAATTAG